CTATGCTTAATGAATGGGGTATAAGCAACCAACAGTTTTAATCCATCTCTACCTTTAACTCCTTGCCTTTCCCAAATACCATAAACTTTTGATCCTTGACCTTTAGGAACTCCTTGAAAACGAGAGCCTTTTCTTTGTGAATCAGTAGTTTTATCTATTCTTGATAATAAACCACCCTTTTTAGATAGTTTTACAATATTACCAAATTTGCCTTGTTTAGGTAAACCATCTCTTGTTGGAGAGGGATAACCTCTATTTCTTGCAGGTTCATCATCTCCACTGTAAATGTAATGTAAGTATTTCGCCGCCCAATCCTTGACTCTTACAGTCATAGCTAATTTGCTACTACTTGGTTTAGCAAATTGAGATATAACAACACTTTTAATTGTTTGTGGTCTTGGCTTATCTAATTTATCGTGCAGGTGTGACCTTTCAGCATTAACAATTTTTTCGCCAGTATAGTTCATGGCTCTAGCCATAATTTTATTGAAATCTTTTTTGTTTAAACTTCGGTCAAGTTCTTTTCTAACTTGTCTTAGATTTGATTTTAAAACTATCCGCATATCAAATTTGCCTTAATTATAAATTTGCCCAATGACTTTTTTTATCAAACTTTAAACCATTCTCATTTGCTACTTTAAGAATAGTCGATTTGCTTCTACCTAAAGACATTACCACCTCGTTTAGCGATTTGCCTTTATCGATTTGCCTTTTAAGTTGCGAAACATCAATTTGCGGTTTATTGCTCATTATAAGTTCTTGTAATGTTCTTTTAATTTATTAATATACCAAATTGCTTTCTCTAAGTCTTGAATATTGGCATCTTTATATTTATGCCTGTGTAGGTACTTAATTGCATTACCCTCAAGATACGAAGGGAAATTTGCACCTAACTGTTGCTTTATGTAGTCGATACATTCCAATTTGCCTTTATTATAATGGGGTGGTTTGTTGATGGGATCACTCATTTGCTTCTCCTTTTGGTAAGTAAACTTCAATATATGCTTCACATTTAGGGCATGATAAATTCGTGACAATATCATATTCTTCATTCTCATCAGCTATATCATGATCTCCACCCCAAATAACCTTAGTTCCACAATGCCAACAAGTCATTTGCTTCTCCTTACTAATTCATTCCTACATTTTTGTATGACCTTTTTCTTTGCACTTGGTGATTCAATATAATCATTAAGTTCTGCAATTGTCATACACTTCAAATAATAATGTTCAATACTTAATTTGCCTGTAGCCCTATCTCTTATCTTGGCACTAGGTTTTAGTTTTATCGGCATCTTTTTTCTCCTTTTTCTTTTTTCCAAATACTTTTTCCCAATTTGCATCTATCTTCTTAGAATCTTCAGGTCTACGTTTACTACCCTTGCCTCCGTGCCATTTAGTCATAATCTACTCTTTGTATATTTACAGATTTATCCAATTTGCTTAAAAGTTCTTTTGCTCTCATAAAATCAGTTGGGATACAACGTAATAATTCTTCAATGCTAAATATCATAATATCTTTTTCTTCTTTGTGTATTAATTCTAATACTGGCTTCTCATCATCAGTATCACATACCAATGCAGTCTTTTTATCAAACGTAAAGCATTTTGCATTTGGTTGGATCATAATATATCCACTTTCTTCACATTTGATATTTAACTGCTCATAAGCTCTCATCATCATTTCCACCATAGCAATTTGCTTTTTAGGGGAGTCTTCTCGTAAAGATGTTTTTAGCATTTGCTCTGCTTTAAGAAATTTGATCTCAAAGTCAACGCCTACCATTTTATAGATTCGTTTCCAATTACCCCACTTAACTTGAGTTTCAGCTTCATAAATCCTCAACTCTTTTAATTTATCTTTTAAAGATTCTTCTAAATAATTACTCATATTTTATATCCTGTGTTATGTGTGTACATCTAAGTGTGTATCTGTGTAGTCCTTACGGACTACTACACACACACACACTTATATAATGTACCGCTACACACTTACACACTTGTTTACACACTTACACACTTTAACATTATAATAGCTCATAATCTTCATAAGGTCTGAACTCAACTAGCCTGTAACCCTGCTTGGTTGTCGCATTTTTGTCTCTTGTAGCATGAACTATGATTCCAGCTTTTTCTAACCTTGCAAAAGCATTATTTGTGTTATCTCTACCAATTTCCTTACCACTTCCGTTAAAAACAGCATGATGCCCAAAAGTAGAGTGTGTAAACCATTTTTCTTCAGGTTTTTCCTCATCTAGTGCTAATGAGTACATTAAACCTGCTATCTTTTTATCTACTATGTGATCTATTTTTGATTGTGATTCCTCATCAGATTCAATCTCTGCATCAGTCTCAATTAATAATCCTGAAGTTACATCAAGACCTTCACCAACTAAATGCTCCTCATGGAATACAAAGTTTTTCTCTGCCATACCCATTCCGTCTTTATTCTTAGTTTGCTTCATCTTGACAAACATTTGCTCTGCACCATCAACAGTCTTATCTTTTCTCTCAACTAAGAACTCACCATCAATAGAAGCATCAAGAACAGAACTACCTCTAGCTCTTCCTTTATTCCCTCTACCTGTATGATGAACAAGCAATACTGTACAATCAAAATCATGTATCAATTGGTCTGCGGCTTTGACAAACTTATTAACCTCTTGAGCTGAATTCTCATCACCACTAAAGTTACGCTGAAACGTATCAAAGATAATTAAACCGATTTGCCCTACTTCTTGTTTAAGCAAATTAATCTCATCTTCTAACTTCTGATACTCTTCAGGCTCGTTAATCCTTGAACCTCTGTTAGATAAAAACAATGGTGCTTCTTTTAAACTACCGCCATGTTTGCTTTGGTTATAAGCAGCCAATCTCCTACGAATTCCTGCAACTCCCTCACCTGCAAGATAGACTACTGGTGCTTTTTTTGCATTATGTCCATAGAAATCACTACCTCTTGCTACTGCACAAGCCATAGCTATCGCGATAAACGATTTGCCTGATTTCGGCTCACCAAACACTGTTATAAGTCTTTGTGTTTCAAAAACATCTGTTATAAGCCAATCAGGATTCGTTACCTGCGATAAAACAATATCGGCTCTCTGAAAGCGTAACGCACCTTTAGGTAGCTTTTCTTTTTGTCCTTTGACAAAGTTAATAAAGTCATCTGCTGATTTAAAATAACCCCTCTGATAAGCATCATAAAGATCATCTTTATCATTAAAATCTTTTGGTGGCTGTATAATCCTAATTGATTTGCATCCTTCTTTTCTAAGATGTTCAGCTAGTTCTTCTGCACAATTCTTACCTGCTTTATCATTATCAGGAAATATCCATACTTCTCTATCTAATACAGGCTTCCAGTCTGCTTTCTTCCAACTATTGACTCCACCATGCCAAGTACAAGAATCAAGCGTATCTCCTATTATTGCCTCACAGCCCTTCAGAGCCTTCTCACCTTCATTTACTACGATTGGCTTGGTAGGGTACTTATCCGTATAGTAAATTGGCATGAGAGGGCTCTCAGGACGTTTTAGATGCCATAAACCATCAGCACCTAATGTAAATGGTGCATATTTCTGTTTAATGGCATGACCTTCAGGGAATCTAAGAACAATAAAATTATTGCTATATTTAAGACTGACGATTGACTGTTTGTATAAGTCAATCATTTGATCTCTATTGAATGACCTAGCATTACTTGTGGTTTCACTTTTAGGGGGGTTAAAACCACTTAATAAGGAGTCATTTGAATGTAATGCTAAGTCATAACCAAACTGTTTTAAAACTGTATTTATATCTTGATTTAAGTGTTTTATTAAATCAATTACACCACCACCGACTCCTGCCTCGTGATCGTAAAATGTACCCTCTTTTTTATTAAGAACCATTGAACCCTTGTTACCCCATCTAAGCTCGTTAGATGAGGTCTTGCTGGGTTCTCCTAGTAGTTGCTTGGCAACTTCAGGAGCTATTCTTATCCAATCTATCTGTTGCATCAGAATGGTATATCGTCATCAGTTAATTCATTCTGACTTACCATCTCTGCTACTTTATCAGCAAGACCTTCGTTTGGACTTTTAAATCCATCATCTTCTGAAGTATCACCATCATTATCATAGAAAGGTGGTATTTCAAAACCATCAAATCTAGGTGCAAATTTATTGAATTTAAAATCAAGTTCAGATGATCTACCAATTCCTACCTGTATTTCTTTTGAGCCTAAATACTCAACTACAGGCAAAGAACCGCTATTTGCATCCATTTGATTCCAAAAGCCAGTTAGTATCTTATTAAAAGCACTTGATTCAGCATAAGTGAATCTACTCCAAATAAGTGCGTGTTCATGTCCAAAAGGCATAACTACACAACTAAAGGCTCTTTTCCAATCATCAGCAGGCTTTGGTGATGCTTGACCAAATTTGCTGTCCCATTGATACTGATATTCACCAGCATAACGACCCCAGCCTGACTTAAATGTTGCAGGGTCTAACTGCAAATATTTAATATCAATTGGTGTTTTACCATTAACAAAGAACTTCTGATCTGCTGTTTTAAAAGCAAGATAATAGTCTTTGCTGTCTCCATTGGAATTTGACATTCCGCCTAATATATCCATATACTCTCCTATGGTTAATGTATTGTTTTCTCAATACTGTTTAAGTAATCAGTTTCAAGTTGGGTGTAACACCTTTCCTTAAAACTTTCATAATCCTCGTCATTTATTATTCCGAGAAATTCACAAGCACTTTGTATTTTGTCATAGGCAAACCTACAATAATCCTCAAAGTCCTGCTCAAGCAGGTAGCTGTTTAAATCCATCTGCCTTTTGTATGATTTCATCTAGCCTTTCGCATATATCTGATAATGGACACATATATGCACATTGCCAGTTGGGTTGTTCAAATTGATTAAAAAGCCATAAAGGCACAACACACATGATACTTCTCCTATCGAATTTATATATCAATATAGGAATCAAGTCATCACCAGCACTCTCTATTGCTTGTTGCCACCATGCGTTCTTATAAACATTCTGATTGCCATTGTTCTTATATCTTTTACACTCAATAGCAAAGTTCCTGAAATAAATGTCAGCCATTCCTCTAGTCTGATATTGGTCTAAATTTCTTTTTACTCTTTCATCTAAACCTTTTTCTTCTAATACAATATTAAGTTTATTGACTATTAATCTCTCAAATGCTGCACCTTTATTTCTTGCGTTTACCATTAATCTAACTCATTTAAAATATATACTGCTGCTATCACACTTATAATCGCACCAATAAAAACCAATCCAAATATTCCTGCAATAAAATATAATATCCAATCAAGCATCGAATCTTGTCCTTACTATCTTGCCACTCATGTATTGTATTTCTCTATAATGCTCTCCAGCACCTTTTTGAAAATAGTAATACTTTATTTGCTTATCTAACTTTTCTTGCTCTAATTCTTTTCTACGCTTCTCAACTGCTGCTTTATTTTGACCCATTTTTCTTACTCTCTTTATAAGAAACCATGCCTAGCTTTAAGACCATTTGCGTTGCAGTCTCAATATTCATGTTGTTTTTGATTGCGAATATCTTGATCTCTTTATGTAGATCATCCGATATCCAAAGTGCTTTTTTTATTTTTTCGTCCATTCTGACTCTCCTTTTTAATATTAATATTTATTTTGCAATAAAGCTAGAACTTTATTACCCTCTCTTCCAAAAACCCTTATACTTAGTTCAAGGGCGTAAGATAAACTCTCCATAAAACTTAATACTCTCATATATCTATTCGCCCTTTCTTATAAAACCAAATCCACAACATTAGGACTATTGTAAATACTAAGAGGTTTACCCTTTTGATATTCTTTATAATCCTCTAGGTATTGCTCCATCATGTTCCAACCATAATCCATTTGCTCTTTAGTAATTCTAAAAACCTTAGATGCATAAGGTTCTGTTTTTTCTTGTGCTATAAAGACAAAGTCTGTTACATCATATCCAGCCATCTGTAATCCTCTTCTATAAAATGCTGCTTGTAAGTCATAGCCATACTTTTTGACTGACTTATTAAAAGCATAAGGTTCGCAAGATATAGTAGTTTTATAATCTACTATTACTATTTCATTATCTGAATTAGGTTTATCTAGTGGCGGACACATTAAATCAGGTCTACATTTGCATAGCACATCATCTTCGTACCAGTAGATACTTGCTTCAGCCAATTTGCCTTTTGCATTTAAGTAAGCATTACCCTCATATATCATATTTGCCTGCATATCAAAGATCATGTGTGCATCTTCTTCTTTTAAGACTATATAACCTTGCTCCTCATATTCAGCTTTCTCTTCTTTAAATGCTTTAGTGTAAGGAGAACCGCTTATAACTCTTACTTCTTTATCAAAAGCCTCTTTGCCCTCTACTAATAAAGAATGAGCTGCTGTACCAAACTTTAGTGCAGGAGTAGATTCAGATTTATGATTAACTGCGTGTAATTGCGATTGACCAAATCTTCTAACATAACTACTACTGATACCTACACCAGCATGATAATCTTCATTGGGTATGTCTTTATAAATAAGAGCCTGACCTTTTTGTTCTGACTCAAAGTTCTTTAGTGATTCTATTCTCATGTGTTGACTCCCATCAAATAAGCTATCTCTGTTAGAGAATCTCTGACTATATACTCCTTATCATCTACTTGAACTTTATTCTCTCCAGTAAATACATCTCTGTAGTAACCTCTTATTTGCCTTTTGGCTAAGATCAAAGGTTTTGTTTTACCAACTTCGTTTAATGTTATCTCTCTCATTTTCTGTCATTCTTATCTTTAATAATTAAAGCTGCTCCATAACATAGGTAACAAGCTGCTGCTAATATTATTAGTGTTTGTGGACTTTCTATCATAATTAACTCCTCCATATAATTAATATAAATATATTAAATTATATTTATATAATATGCAAGTGTTAAATTATTGAGTTTAAAACAGGAACAGAATTAAGAGCATCAAGGGTTTCCTTAAGTGAATCTAATTCCATATTATCGGTAATGGATTTTTTATCAAAGGTGAAATAATTTTGTGATGAGGTATTTGCCTTAAACATAATTCTCTTCTCATCATCATAAAAGAATACAAAGGCTAAAATATCGCAACGATAGTTTTTATAGGTTTCAGACATGGATCGTGAGTTTTCAGCAGCAAAGACAAACTTCTTTTCTTTAGTAGCTCGTCTGCTTTTTACCTGAACAGTATATTTGCCTCCTGACACCTCCATCAGCAAATCGGCAGGATGTTTTTCTTGCGTTGGGTAACAAAAGTCAGCGTACTCAAGCAGAAACGTTTGTACTAATGATTCTCCTAATGCACCAAGTCGAGAATTATTTTGATGCTGGTCTGATGTTTTTCTTGGCACTTTTACACAAAGCTAGTTTTCTTGAATTCCTAGCTGCCCTATTTGGTGTTTGAACTGCATACTTACTTCTTAATACTTCCTCTGATGCTTCCAACCAACAACCCATCTCCATCAGAGCTCGTGTTTGTCTAAAATTCATAAATCCTGTTATGCCCATTTGAAATGCCATGTCTACACATACCTCTTGAGCAGGTACAGGAAAACTTCTCCATACTTCCCATACCTTATCTAAATTAGCTACAACTCTAATAATATCATTTTCAAGCAAATACATAGCTTCATCTTCTGATATGCCATTCTTATCTAAGCAACGACCTACGCCAATTGTGTTGTACCCTAAGCTGCATTTATATAAGTTCAGACACAATCCCTCATTCTTGATCAGCATTTCTTTTATGTTTTCGTACATATTATTTTTTAGTTTTTTCGTAGGTTCTAAGTGTTGACATACCAAGCATAGCCATAACGATTGTAGATAATTGGCTAAAGTCAAACTCAGGTGTTTCAAATTGAACTCCATTGACGATAAGAATGTATTGAATGATAGGTTCTAAAATAAAATGATAAGTGAGTGATAAACCGCAGCACCAACCGATAAAAGGACGCCAGCCTGAGACAAATATGTTATTGTGTTTTGCTTCAACTTTATTTACTTCTAATTGTGCTTTGTTTAACGAAATTATTTCTTTCTCAAGTTCATGAGATAGTTTTATTTTCAAATCTTTATCAGCAACAAATTTATCTAATATGTCACCGACAGGTTGGATTAGTTTATCTATCATAATTTAACAATCAAGGTGATAATGCCACTTAATAGTATTAATATGACTGCACCCAAACCACCTTTAATAGACCAGTCAATTGAATTTAATTTAGATTCAGTTTTGTTATCTAAATCTTTAACTGAATCTTCTATTTTTTTAAGTCTATTCCAGTTTTGAGTCCATCTTTCACCGCATTGGATTTCGTGTTTTTCTAATTCAACTCCGATATCTTGTGCGGTGACTCTAGGCATTTATTTTTCCTCTACTACCTCAACTTCTTCTTCAGCATTGATAGCTCTATCAAATGATTCAATAACTAAGTTTTTATATTCATTAGTAATGACATAATCATCATAATACTCTTGAAGTCTAGCTAGTTTTTTACCAGCAACATTTAACTTAGCAGCAAGTGCCATTTGCTCTTCGTTTAGATCAGAAGCTCTGTACTCTTTACCATTGAATGTAATTATTACTGGTTCTTGGTTTTCCATTTTATTTTCTTCTTTACTCATTTAACTCTCCTATAAGTTATTTAAAATTAAATTATATACTAAGATTCTAAAGTTTTTGTTACTGACGTTGGATTTTTTTGACTTTCTATTTGTGAATCTAAATTTGCTTCTAAATCTGCAACAGCTTCTTCACCCATAGCATCAATAACCCAACCCTTAACCATATCTGATGTTACATCAGCAAATGATGTAAAGTTAGATAAATCAGATGTATCTAATGATTGTGTACCATAAGATGATGCTAAATAATCTCCATCTTCTGCGTTTAATCTCCAATGCACGTTATAAACAACGTCTGCATTACCATCTAGTGTTGGGTAAGTATCAACTGTTGAAACGTCCCAAGTATAATTAATTGCCATTTTTATTCTCCTTTTAATAAGTTAATTTCAGATTGTAAGGCTTCAATCTGTGCTTGTTGTTCTTGTATAGCTTTAGTTAAAAGAGGTACAAGTTTGCTGTGGTCAATGCCCTGATATTCAGGATTACCTTCATCATCAACTGCATCTTTTTCACCTGAAATAGCTTCAGGAACTATATCTTGTACTTCGTGTGCTAAGAAACCATCAACTGTTGTATCTGCATCAGCTATAAAGTTAAATCTAGCTGGTTTTAATTGTGCAACTCTATCAAGAGCATTAAAGTCGTAATCTACATTTTCTTTTAATCTGTAGTCTGAAGATGTGTTGTAGGCAACACTTGTTGTTCCATTATGGTTAATACTTCCTGCAACTTGATTTCCTGAATTTAAAAATACTGCAAAGTTTGAACCAGTACTAGCATAGGTTGTTTTTGCAACATAACCATTATGTGTTGCTCCATTAAATGATGAAAGAACTTTTGAAGCACTTAATTGTGCAGTAGCACCCACCAACAAGTTGCCTGAACTATCAATACGCATATCTTCTGCACCATCAGAACCAAAGAATCTATGATAGCCACCAGTTTTATAGCCCATGTAACCTATGTTATTGCCACCTAGTATTTGGTATGTACTTGCTTGTGAGCTAAACTGAATACGACCAAGATTAGCAGCACCATCAGCTTGTAATATCATCGTGCCTGAAGTATCAATACGCATTCTTTCTGTACCTACTGTTCTGAATACCATAGGATGACTTGTACTTGTATTTATAGATAATCCACTTACACTATCAGGATATATGTACGCTGCAATAGAATCATCAGCCGAATATAATCTAATTGCACCTGCTTTATTATTATCTGTTCCTTGTATAGCAAGTGTTGTAGCACCTGAACTTGGTTGGGATATACTTGTCCTCCCAATTCCAACGTTGCCTGATGTGTCAATTTTTAAAGCAGTATTGTAGGTAATAGCTGAATTTGCTGTGCCTGAAACTGCATTATAAAATGTATGATTTCCAAAACTTTGTTCATATAAAGTTGAATATCCGTCTGTTGTATATTTTAAACCACCGTTATGATAAACATTTTGTCCTGAATATATATATGAAGAACTTTGTGAACCTACAAAACCACCTTTAGTTACTAAAGAACTAAAATTGGTATCCCAAGAAGGAGATGTATTTCCAAGACGTAATTGTCCTGAAGAATCAATACGCATTCTTTCTGAGCCGTTGACTTGGAAATTCATACTAGTATCGTCAGTCGCAATGCGTCCGTTGTAAGCATTATCAGCGTTATTCCTAAAGCTAACAGAAGCATTACCATCGCTAACTCTACCTTTTAACCAAATGTGATTACCAGCAGTGTCATAGACTCTTAACTTTCCTGCGGTAAATGTATTGTCACCAATTCCAACGTTGCCATCACTATCAATACGCATGGCTTCTGAACCTGCGTTTGACTTAGTTACTTGAAATTTTAATCCTGATGACCTTAATGCTGCTATACTGTAATCAGCATCTCTATAAGAAATTATAGCTGGTGCTGATGCATTAGAACTTAGACTTCCTGATGCTAAAATTATTGAAGCTGTAGGTGTTGTAGAGCTTGTTTGACTTGCTGCTTTTACAAGTATTGATGGGCTAGATGCATCATCTTCTATAATAGCTTGACTTGATAGGTAGAGATCTTTCCATCTTGCTCCTGTAGAACCTAAATCAATTAAAGCATCTCTAACATTGGTATTACTAGTATTAAAAGGCTCTATAGTATCACTAATTGAATTAGTTCTTATACCAACATCACCAGTACCAATATACATAATACTACTTGCTGTACCAATACTTCCAACTGTTGAGCCGTTTTTGGCGAACTCTACAATAGTGCCATCCGTATTGTTTCTGCGGAAATAATGACCCTCGTCATCAACAGAAGTAACTAAACGACCTGTACTAAATATACGACCACCTGCAACTGATGCAGATGTTGAAGTAGTCCCCACCAACAGATTGCCTGAAGAATCAATACGCATGGCTTCTGTGGCATCATCTGTGCCTGTTGCTGAACCGTGTACAATAAAAGCCAAGCCTTGAACATCTGAGTCAGCACTTCCCTGAACTCCAGCAATAGCAGATGCTCCAGTATTTGTACCAAAAGATATTGCTCCTGAATAAGCTCCAGAACCTCCAGCAGTTCCTCCATCAACGTGAATACCTGCTGCGTTAGCTTGACCTGAGTTAGTAAGAACATAATTACTAGTCCCGCCTATATTTAATCTACTGGTCGTAACACTAGATGTGCCAACTAATATGTTGCCTGAAGAGTCTATTCTCATGCGTTCTGTAAGCCCAGCAGATGAAATACTATTGTTTCCTGATGTAGAAAATACTAAAGAAGTAGCAGTGTTTGATGAACTGTCAGGTGATGCTGTAACTGCAGCCAAAACACTAGAGGCATCATATCCATTTAATGATTTGAACCCAATTCTTGCATTACGCCCACCAGAACCATAATCGTTATATATTGTAATCCCACTATTGTCAGTATCACTTGCAATTTCTAAAGTATTAGTTGGCGAAGTCGTTCCAATACCCAAAGCTTCAGCACTTGCATCCCAAAAGAACTTGGCTGTAGTTCCTGTATCTTCGTAGAAAGAGATGTCTCCTGTATCTCTATCAATACCTAATCTTGTTCTAACTGTACCTGAAGCACTTGATTGTATTAAAAAATCATTAGCACTACCATCAAGTTTTAACCTAAAGCCAT